CGTAATAAGATTGACGACGCATACGGCTGGGGTGACCACTCTGGCTCAATTACCGACCTACAGGGCCAGCTTGACGCGCTCTCACAGCTAGAGGGCGGTGATATCACTAACCTTCAGGGACAGATAAATGACCTGAAGGACGAGTTCGATAATCACGAACACGCGATGGACGACCTGTCGGACGTCAACGCTGACCCCTCTGGCAACAAAAGAGATGATCTGCTCATCTGGAACGGAAACGGGCAGTGGGTCTCTACCGACTTCTCTTTTATCCAGACAGCACTCCGGTTTAAGGGCGGCATAGCGCCAACTGCGGCGGCCCCGACAAACCCAGAGGGCGGCGACCTGTACGTGTTCGAGGAGGGCGGCACGGTCAGCGCAAGCTGGGGAGCCATTGCTGGCAGAGTAGTTCAAGCCGGTAAGTTTGTGGGCTACGCCGCCGGAAGCAACAACAGATGGTTCCTGCTTGGCGACATGGCAGACGTCGGCGTTATGAAGGTTGTGAAGGGCACGGGCGTTCTGGTTGATGATACAAAGCCGTCAGAGCCTGTTGTGTCGGTTGAGTTTGGCACAACGTCCTCCACCGTAGCCCGAGGAAACCACACTCACAGCCAGTACTTGGAGACTGAGACAGACCCCACAGTACCTCAACACGTTAAGAACATAACCACTACTCAAATTTCCAACTGGGATACGGCATACGGCTGGGGCAATCACGCCACTCAGGGCTATTTGAAGTCTGGGGATGTACCCAACACTGACCTGTCTAACTACTACACCAAGGGTGAATCAGACGGTAAGTACGAGCCTAAGTTTTCTAAGAACAATGCGTTCAACAAGAACTTTGGAACCACTAGCGGGACGGTTGCACAAGGAGACCACACCCACAGCCAGTACCTAACCTCTGGCAACCTAAGCGGGTACGCAACAGAGTCATGGGTAACGGCAGGCTTCCAGCCAAAGGGCAACTATGCACTTGTTGGAGATAGCTACACCAAGGCCGAATCAGACAATAAGTACGAGCTAAAGGGTCAAGGTGGCGGCGGTCTTCCTGCCGGTGACTGGCACTGCACTGGAAACATTACTGCCGCAGGGAACATTACTGCTTACTCGACCTCTGACGAGCGCCTGAAGGATGACATAACGGCAATGCCTGTTGGTCTTATTGACAGCATTGAGCCTGCTACATGGACATGGAAAGAGGGTGGCAAAAAGTCTGGCGGTGTCATTGCCCAGCAGTTGCAATCCTGTGGATTAGGGGATTGGGTTAACGAAGCCCCTGACGGGACGCTGGGTGTTGATTACAACGCACTGATTGGAGTCCTGCTTGCCGAGGTAATCAGCCTGAAGAAAGAAGTTAAGGATCTGAAAGATGCCGTGGCTTGATCTCTACAACCCTGTTTCATTGGGCGATGTAGCTGATTCTCTTGAGTTGCCCAAGTCAAATATTAGCTTGGGTCAGCGCGAAGTCCGCAATCGTGCTTACAAGAGAACAGGGGCGATTGATCTGGGTGGCCTTAGAGGCAAGCACATGACGGTGCAGGACACGATAGGGCCTACCTTTGGATACAAAAGATATCGCAATGTTTATGACGACTATGCGTCTAATTCCGCAATCAATAATTTTGAAGATTACCGGTATCAAATGATTGGTGGAGGTGATGGTCAGCCCAGCGCCAAGATTGACATTATGGCCCAGCACGAAAACACGGGGCTTTCGTTTGGCGATATAGGGATCATGGGCGGGACGGTGGGTTTTTACAACCAAAACATTCACCCCAACTCTGGCAATAAGCCTGCTTTTTGGAAGCTGAAGTGGAGTCAAGAACAGCCGTATCCCAACACCAGAAACCTCTATACCAACTTAGAGGTTGTTGCTTGGAGAAATGCCGATATGGATGGGGATGTCACCTATCTTTGGAAGCCCGGAGGTGTTGGAACCGGCGTTGGCGGGGAGGGAGTTACTCATAACGAGACCGATATGTTTGGTACTAGCGATATATACACATACCTTGAGGCTACTTTCTGGGTGATTGTCAAGTCGGGCGCTCCTGCGGGCGATTTTCACGAAGCAAGAATCTGGGACGTAGAGTGGGAGCCAGTGTTTATATGAGATATAAATTTTTAGTGCAAAAACCAAGGCTCCTGCCTTATGTCATCGACGCTGACATGCAGAGCTTAGACCAGCTTTCTGTTAAGGCAATGGAGGTTTATGAGTCCGATGACCTTATCTGGCCCTTAATGCTGTTTGATTGCGAGGAAGGGAAGGTTTGGCGCGTAGCGGCAGAGGGGGATAAGTTCATCCTCGCAGACACCGCGCATGTCATGTACGGAGAGCGCACTAAGCCAGAGAGTGTGATTCCTCTATGAGCGTTAACGTAGTACCGCCAATTTCGCTGAAAGAGATTCAGTACAATTTCGGCAAGCCGCTAACGACTGACGTTGATAACAAAATGCGGTACGTGCGCGACTTTAATCAGCTTGAGGATGGTGAGGAGTTCAGCCTGCTGGACTACAACGGGCAGGCATTCGGCAGTCAGTACAGCTTCATGTCACGGTCGCCCGGTGAGAGTTACTGGCAATACCACGGTTCCGTCTACGAGTTGCCTCTCGACGAGAGTGACCGGCGTATCACTGACCAGTGCGACGCGGAAAAATCTGACGCGAAGATGTTTGACAAGGAAGGCATTGGTCGACACATCGAGATAGATATGTACCAGCGGGCTGTCGACTTCAAGCCGGCGGCCGTTGGTGTCAATGGCTGGTGGTACGCGTCTGACGTTGGCGAGGAAAATGTCTACGAGGCCAACTGGACTATCGCCACCACTAGCGATTGGGAAGAGGGGTCTCAGATCTGGGGGATGCTATTCGGCTACCGCTACGGGTATCTAGACGGCGAACGCGTTAATTACTCAATACAGAAAATAGAGAACGCCAAGGCGAACAGGGTCTACCAGTGGAACGATAGATTTACCGTAAACCGGGACTTCAGGCACATGCTACAGAACTGGACTGTCTGGATGCCGGGCTACAGGCGCGACGCAAGAAGCAGGGGTATCTTTTACGACTGCGTTATCAAGAGGCTTCCATGAGAAACTTTGCATTGTTTTACAAGCCCATGTGGGCACACCCACGAGTTAAGCGATTTCAGGCGCGCACATTCAAGGACGCCCTGATGGTCGGCAACAAGGGCCTTGGCGACGACTTTGATTCAACAAAGACACCGCTAATGATTGTGGATTTTGAGAACGAGCGGGCCGAGATGGTTGTGGACAACGGCTCTGGCGTTTTGCGTGTTATCAACGACGTCGACTATGGAGAGGAGACGGACTTTACAAGGAGAGTTATATGAAGATTTTAGTGGCGGGGATTACCTTGGCCAGCCTGATCGGCTGTGCCTCGGCAGACCAGAAGATGTACGACAAGAAGCACTACCGACATGCTCAAGTGGAGGCCATCAAGGTTCAGACAGACGCTCGCGTATCTGAGTCTCAGGTGCAGGCCTTAGAGAAGCAGGCAATGTGGAACGCGCTGGCAGAGGTCGTTAAGGCTAACCCAGAGGCGGCATCTAACGTGGCAATCGTAGCCGCAGTTGCGGCCGCGCGTGATGGCGAGACAGGTGGCACCAAGCAGACCGGGATGGCACTGCTGAAGACTGAGAACGAGGTCACGGCATTTGACTGGGCCAAGATCCTTGTTGGCCCAACCCTGAACGCGGCCACGGGGCTTGGAATCACCGCCATAAACAACCACACGCAGAGGACTGCAATACGACAGTCTGCTCTGGTCGACCTTGCTGAGATAGCCGTCGATGGCAAGGTGGTTGACGCTCTAGGGAGCGCGGCCCAGAGAGAGAGCGCCGTATACAACGTCTCTGGAGAGAACGCGATTCTCGACATGAGCACGGCCACATCTGGTGACAGCTTCGCTGACTCCTACAACACGTCAGGTGATACCAACACGGACTCGTTCAACACGTCGGGAGACACCAACTCCGACTCGTACAACACGACGACGTCGGGCGACACCAACACGGACTCGTTTAACACTACCTCTGGCGACACCAACACGGACTCGTTTAACGATAGTTCCGACAACTCTGACAATTCGGACAACTCTGACAATTCGGATAACTCAGACAATTCGGATAACTCCGATAACTCGGATAACACCGACAACTCTGGGGGCGGCACCACATGATGGGCGAGGTTGTCATCGGTGGTCTCATCTTCTCACTTCAGGGGATGAGGCCATACCTTGAGAGCGGGTGGATGAAGCAGTGCAAGGAGCCCGATAACTGGAGCAGGGTAGAAAAGGATAACAGGGGCACGCGCGATTGCGACTTTGACCCCATAAAGGAAAAGGTGAGTTGCGATGTCTAATTTAGAAAACGCCGATTACGTCACTGGGTTAGAGAAGGCGTGGCCAACGCCGAACGACTCTATCTCCTTTGGTGATGACCACATCAGGCTTTTAAAGAATGTTCTGAAGAATACATTCCCAGAGGCAGACGAGCCTCAGGCGAAGGTCATCAACCCGGAGGCGGCAGGCAACACGATACACGCTGTTGACACTGCCAACGGGCCGAGGTGGGCGGAGAACGACAAGGTTCAGATCGACACCAGCGGCAACGTCATCTGCGAGAACCTAGAGGCAAGGGGCGACGTTCTGGCAAAGTCAGACGACAGGCTCAAGACCCGCACTGGGGATGTGTGTGACGCTCTGGAGAAGATAAAGACTCTGGACGCGTTCACCTATACCCCGAGCGAGACGGGCCTGAAGGGAGGCATGGATGAGAAGGATTACGTCGGCGTATCTGCACAGCAGGTACGCAAGGTTCTCCCTGAGGCCGTCAGGCTTGTCAGTGACGAGTGGCTGGCAGTTGACTACGGCAGACTCACGGTGCTCCTGATTGCCGCTGTTAAGGAGTTGGCTGAGAAGGTGGAGAGCGCCAAGTAATGCTAATCAACTTGAGAGGAGTTGGTGACGTCGGAGTCGTATCCGATGTCGCGGCGTGGGATCTTCCTCCGAACGGCCTCACCGATGGCCGCAACTTCCGAGTGTCAGCCGGAAAGATTCAGGCGTCGGGCGGATCGCAGAAGGTTAACCTCGCCGGTCAGGCGAGGGGAAAGATCGGCCACATTTGTCAATCATCTGACTTCGAGGGGAACAGCACTTGGCTGGCCTGTCATGACGCTGGCGTCGACAGTTACTTCGACCAGAAGTTTACTGGTGTATTCGACTACCCCGGACTCGATGAGGCCGCATGGACAAGTTGCAAGATCGGTCAGGTCACGTTCCTGAACAACCCCGGGATCAACCCCATCTACTTTACCGACTGGGGTAGTGGCGCGGAGAAGGCGGAAAAACTGCCTTGGGTTGCCGGGCAAAATCCTGCGTGGGACTGGGATAAGCAGGACGCGAGTTGCAGGATATTGCAGTCGCACAAGAACTTCCTGTTCGCCCTTGGTATGACCGAGCCCGACCCGGTAACCGGGAACCTTACGTTCTATGAGGACAGGGTCAGGTGGTCGCACCCCTGCGAGCCTAACGGCGTGCCGTACACTTGGCAGGGCCCGGACGAGGACAGATCCAGTCTGGCTGGGTTTGTGACCCTTGGCCGTGGCGGCAAGGTGATTGGTGCGGAGAGCCTGCGCGACAGTTTTGTCATCTACAGTGACGAGGCAGTCAACGTCTTAGATTTCACCGGCGACGCTCTTGTATGGCGACGCCGCACCCTGAGCCAGAACGCCGGGCTCATTGGGCGTGAGGCAGTTGTCGAGGTATCTGGCCGGCACTACTTCATATCCAACGAGGACATTGTTGTCTTCGACGGTAACCAGACACAGAGCCTACTGCACAACAGACTTCGTAAGAGATTTGCCACAACCCTCAACGAAGACAGGCGCCACACAGGCTTTGCCACCCACCACAAGATGATGGGCGAGATTTGGTTCTGCGTTGCGGAGGAGGGGCACGACGAGCCCAACATGGCATACGTGATGAATATCAGGGACAACACTTGGTCTCTGCGCGACCTTAGCACCGAGAGGGTATTCAGCCACGCCGTGTACGGCAACCAGCCAACGCAGACAATCCCGTGGGAAGAGTGGCAGGGTACGTGGGACAAGGAACGCACAACTTGGGCCAACGCCAACAGGCAACCATTCGACGGCGCCCTGATAGGGGCCTCTGGGCAGGATGTCTACAACGTAGACACACAGAATCCAGAGGAGGTTGGCCTTACCACATTCATAGAGCGCACCAACATGCCGATAGCGGGACACGAGGACGTGAGCACTATCACAAGAATATATCCGCAGGTTGAGGGCAAGACCCCGATCAACGTGAGGGTTGGCTCACACCACTATGCTGGCGACGGCACTAGGTGGGCAGGAAATGAGCGACCGTTCACGCCGGGTGCTGACCGCAAGGTGGACGTGAGGACGACTGGAGAGTTGCACTCGTGGAGGATGGAAGGGCCAACGGATGGGAACTTTAATATCAGTGGCCTCGATATCGAGTGGGCGCCGGCGGGTGGAAGATGACCTATAGGGCCGAGCCAGTACCGCAGGAAGTTGACGAGGTTCTCTCTGAGTACCTCGACCGACAGTTTTTTGGAATTGACTCTCACCTGTCGCGGTTCATCGCGCCGGTGATTGGTCAGGAGCCACTGCGCCTAGAGATGGGCGCCATAGTTTATGTCCGTGAGAAAGGATTCTACGGATGCGTTGAAGAGAATGGAGATCTCGTATGGAAGAAGTTAGCACTGACGTAATTGTCTACCCCAAGGTCGCCAACATCCGAGAGGAGTGGGATTGGGTAAAGCCGGGAATCGATGAGATCCTGCATTTAGACAAGAACCTTACTTACCGACCAGAGGACATATACGCCAGCGTCATACGCGGCGAGAGCCAACTCTGGGTTCACCCCAACTTCTTCAATGTCTGCACGATACAGACCGACGAGTTCACCGGGGACAAGACATTCGTAATTTGGATCTCGTGGGCTAAGGAGAGGGGAGGCGCCAACGCCGTAACCTTCGCCAGCTTCTACGAGGACGTGGC